CCCGGTGATAAAAAGGGACTTCCAGCTGTTCCAGCAGCACCGCGCCCACCGCCTGCACCACCGGGGCCAGATGTGGCAGGGGTCCTAGTACCACCCGCACCGCCTGCTGCTGACGTGCCGGGACTTCCAGCTACACCGGGAAGCGCACCGGGGCCCGACGCTACCCCTCCAGCACCACCCACACCGCCGTCAAAACCAGCGCCACCGCCACCGCCGTGACCCCCTCGAATGGTAACGGTAATTGGACCCTTTGGGTTTGGAGTAAGGCTATATCTACCACCGCCACCACCGCCGCCACCGCCACCGCCTGCTACAGTACCGTTGTTTGTAATGACCACTGGGCGGTTTACGAATATTGCATTGCCGCCTCCCCCGCCGGGGTTTCCCGGACGCGCCGCTGGAACACTGTTACCCGACGCTCCACCAGACCCACCAGCACCGCCCATCCCCTGAATCACACCGCTGTTTACGATGGTCACCGTATCAGTAGGGCTAAATGCTGACGGGACTGATAACGCATACGCAGGTACAGAGGTTGAACCAACTGTTACAGAGGCAGGGACAGTTACTGTTATATCTGATATTCCAGCTACATAAGAGGGGCCAACATTCGCGTAAACATCGTAGTTATAAGTATTAGTCGAAAGTACAAGCGGTATCGAAACACGGTTTGAGGTGCCGTAAAAGTTACTCATCGAGATCGCACCCGACGTTGGAATAGTAGCGGTTGCTGGGGAGTTTGGTACCAAGCCGCCCCCACGATAGTATTCACTAAGCGAATGAGGTACCGTACCACCAAACTCGGTGGCAATTGTCGTCATTGATATGGCTGTACCGGGGCCGGGAATTGGCATCTTTAGCTTCCTTTCTTCAACGCCTCAACTTCAGCACGAAGTTCTTTAATTGCTTCCACAATAAGCGGCAGTGCCCGCTCATAACGAACAGTCATGTATTGCGCGTCTATAGGAGCCGGGGCCACAATTTCTGGCAAAATCTCTTTCATCTGTTGTGCGGAGATACCTACTTCGCGGATGATCTCATACCCAAGAGATTGTGCGACTGCATTAGGTTCGTAGTAAAACCCTTCAAGCGAACACAGCTTATCTAGTGCGTGCTCAATTCTACCGAGTTTGTCCTTAAGCCGGTCGTCTGAGAAAAATGCAGTGACGTTGTTGGTGGCTAGAATCTCTCCTGTAGTGCCCGACGCCGCAGTCCCTACACCAAGCGAAGTAAATTGAGGCTGTGAAGTCCATGACGGCGCGCCTGCACCCCCTGAAATTAATACTTGCCCTGATGTGCCCGCGCCAAGAAGTGAAAAAGTATTAGTCGCGGAACAATACAATAACTGTCCAGCAGACGAACCCAAACCAAACGCATCGATATTTGAGCCAGCGACGTTCACAGACCTAGCAGCGGTGTAGGTCACGAATACATCTTTGGGCCCCGCCGAAAAGTTAGTTTTGCTGGGGGCACCTGCGCTGGAAGCCAACACAGTATCGCGTGAGAGCGTAGTACCAGAAGAAGTGTAGGTACCGATACCCACTTCCCACTCGGAAGTGCCTTGCCCTGCGATGGTGTAATAAGTGGTGTTTCCGTTACCAACAACGGCGAACGACTGAAAGCCCGTTGCTGCACCATCCAACGTAACAGTGCCTGTACCAGTGGTAGTCGTTGTTTCTTTAACTCGGTCCGCTAATACTAAAGGCATCTTACCCTCACACCGTGTCTATCTTTTGCCAGTTACTAGACGAGCTAGTATCAATCTCACCCCAGCTCGGCGACGTGTTGCTATCTATGGCCTGCCAGCCGGGTGGGGCATCTGCTTCGATTAGCCCCCAGCCCGGAGATGTGTTGCTATTTATGTCTTGCCAATTTGGAGTCTGCCCGTCGTTAATTAGTTCCCACAGGTACCGCGCAAAGTTAATATCACGAAATCTTGCTTGCTCCTGTAACGCAGCAACAAAGTTAGCCGACGCTCTTGGCGCATCTAAGAACCGCGCCGTTTCCGCTTGTATTGCTGCAAAATCAACTTGAGCTGCTTGGACATTATCAAACTGAACATCTTCGTCAATATCTGCCGAAAAATCGACCTGTGCTACCTGCGTATTACTGCCTGATATCGCTTCACTTACCGCGCTTGCAAAATCAGTTTGCGCAGACTCAGTGCTACTAAACGACACCGTTTCATTTCTTGCCGCAAAGGCTGTCTGCGTCCCTGTACTCAATGCGTCAAATTGCGCATCCTCATCAATGTCTGCACTAAAGTCTGCCTGAGCTGCAACCGTTGCGCTTACATCTATTTCTTCGGCTTGCGCTGCTACAAAGTCTGTTTGTACTTCTACCGTTTCACTTGCGTTTACTGCTTCATCGACTGATCTAAACGTAAATAACGCTCGATCTACGGTACTAGACATCTCAACCCGGTCTTCAACGATGCTTATAAGCACGCCGGACGTTATATTCAGGTCATACGCATCTATTGCTTCACTAACAGAATCGTTAAACGGTGCAAACCCTTGAAACACCCCACTTAAATTCGCCTCTTCTTCTACCAGCCCATTCGCGGTTTGTACACCTGACACCGCATCATCAAACGTCGCGGACTCGGCGGTAGCGCCTACAAATACAACCTGCCCCGCTTCGGTACTACTAAACCGTACTGATTCACTTCGTGCTGCAAACGCGGTCTGGGTACCAGAAACTAACGCGTCAAATAACACGTCCTCATCAATCTGACCATCAAATATGGTCTGTACAGCGACGGTGCTGCTAACAGATATAGAGTCAGAGGTATTAGCAAATACAAACCGTTCATCGTCAGGCGCGTCTAATAGGTTTATTGTCTCTGCTTGCGCAGCTACAAACGTACCAATACAAGTCTGGGTAAACGAAACGTGAACCGCCTCCGAAACTGTAACAGCGAATACGTTTTCGCCTAATGCAGAGAAAGGCGCTTGTGCAAATGCAGTTATGCCGAACATGCGCCCTTATCCTTTTACGCAGCAGTCAGTTGCGCCTCTTCAAACCAACGAGATTGCACGGTGCCATTAGCATCAGTCCACGAGACAAGGTAGAAAAAATTGCCGTCCTCATCCATACGCAAAGCCTCAACAGGGCCTTGTGGAACGGCGACCGCCAACTTCACGGTATCGCCTTTTTTAAACATAGTAGCCATAACTGCTCCTCAATTAAACAGCGTCCGCCGAGAAGGTATAAGTGACGTTCAGTGTGTCACCGTTAGCAACCAACTTATCGCCGCCAGTAAAGTCACCTTCTGAGAATAGGATGCCCGATGTGCCAGATGCCACTGAAGCCAAGAATGCACCTGCAACCGTCGTGGTGTTGTTGATGTTAAACACAGCCGGACTTGCCGAGTTGTCGATAACCGACGGGTCTGCCAAAGTAGCATTACCAAACGTCACAGACTTACGGCTACCAGAATAGTTAGTATCTTCAGTCCAACCAGCGTGAGAAGCCAGCGTGTCACCGGCGTTGTAAGTAGTGCTTGAACCGGGGCCGTTAATTAAGCCAAGATACCAAGCAGCGGTGTATCCAGAAGCTTTGAAGTATTTGGTGTTCAAGTCTTGTAGGCCCTCATTTACGACGAGGTTGTGGAACTCATCTTCCCACTTCTTCTGCCCGTCAGGACCAAAGCACTCGACCTTGAACACACCACCAAACTTGACGCGCCCATCGCTAGTCGTGAGTGCGCTCACGCCAGCCTGAACACTTTCACCCATTTGCGATTTTGCGATAGGCATGATAACTCCTTAAGGAAAACGAATTAACGCCGTCGTTGCCGTGTTTGCTGGCATCGTGACGGTATTGCTGGTTGGGGAAAAAGTCTTATCTGAACCAAAGTCCAGCACTGCTACCGACGCGTTGCCCTGCGTCTCGTTATAGATCAAAGCACCTCGTGCTGTGAAGTCAGCACCGGCCCACGACACATTGTCGAAGTTCACATACACCGTACCGGCGTCGCGCCCCGTAGTTTCAGTACTAATTGTCACGCCAGTCATTACTACACCACCCGCCGTGTAGCCCGTGCCCGTAACTTCGTTGTCTGTGGTGTACACAGTGGTCAACTGCCCGATGTCAGAGAAAGCCGTGTACAACGCCATCCGCAACGTATCGGTCGCCAAGTTCTGCCCCGCTTGGAGCATCTCTTGTTTGAAACTGTTTGTCAGACCTTGCTGGATCATGGGTTGACCTTAATCTTTGCCTGACCGTCGCGGTACGCATCACCACGCTCCAGACCTGTACCCAGACGGTTGAGTTGTGCAAGTGCCTCTTGGTACTTTTTCTCGTACTGACCGATCATGTCGGCTTCACCCTTCAAGAAGGTATACGCCTCAACCAGAGTGGCATACAACAGCACTGGCGAGTAGCTGTCACCAAGCCATGTGCGTCCGTCTGCTGCCACCGTGATTGACTCAGGGTAGTAGTAATAGTGCAGCTCTACGTTGTAAAGAGTGTCAGGGGTTGGGCCAAGAATGAAGCTCAACTCATCTGAAATAACGCTGGCCGCAACAGTCGGGCCAAACAGCGCATAGTACTTAGGGATGCTAGTGTCGTTTGGGTTTGGGTACGCTGCCCGAATGAAGTTCACATCCTTGTTCAGCAGATACTCATAGTTGCCATCGGCATCAATTACCGCCATTGAGAACACTGACAGAAAATCGTTCGGGCAAGACAAGTACTGGTTACCGCCGGTGGTAACACCCGTGACGTTTTTACGAAGCGCAGGAATCTGCACCGAGTTGTAGACGCGCTCTTCAGCCTGCTGGATGAACAAATCTATCTGGTTCGTACCATCAGACGTAATAAGACCAGTCCCTGCCGCATCCGTCCAAGTGTTCGTTGGAAAGTCGTTTTGCAGGTAGTTCTTAACCGCAGTGAACAACTCGGTATAGGTCATGCCATCGGGCCCCGTGCCATTACACCCTTAGTCGCGGCACCAGTACCGCGAATCTTGATGCCGGTCGTCTTGGTCTCTTTGTAGTTACCCTTAGAGATACCCGCAACTGATGGGTTCATCTCGGTCATAACTTTAGCACCTGCCGTATATGGCAGATCAGCTTTAACTTTTTTACCGTCCATGGTGTGTGGCTCCGCGTAAACAGCAGCTTGGCCTACTTCTTTGCCGCCCTGCTTTTGTGAGTATTTAGCCATTATCAGCCCGATTTTTGGTTTGCAACCCGTGCCAGATTACGGCCCATCGCCTTCATCTGTTCAGAGGTCACACCACCCTTTGCCATCTTCTTGGCTCCGTGCATGCGCTTCTCGTGGCCTTTGACTGCCTGCTCAGCGACGCGCTTCATTGATGCTTTCTTGTCCATGATTACTCCTACGAGATTGTTACACTACCTATTTGGGACGGCGACGTTAAGTTGTTTGGCGTCAATCCCGCATCGCTTCCACTGGCCCCACCTACCGGAGCCCAGCCCCACTGAATTACCCGGCTACCACCTGACGGGTCACCAAAGTCCGTATTCAACGTCAACTGCAACCCGGTATAGCCAGCTTGCCTATAACTCACATCCGGTCTTGGCTCTCTCACCGCCTGCGGGTCTTGCACCGGATACATACCTAACTGCAACTGCGGCTGATCTGGTTCCCAGCATGTCGGGCACACCTTGATCGTAACCTGCTTGGTCTTAATAACCAACTTCTTCAAGACCTTCAGCTTAAACCTGAACCCGCAGCGGTCACATTCCGCAATCGAGTTCTTACCGCTGGAAAACCTGTTTCCCATAGTTAAGAGATGAAATACTCACGTGGCACAAAGCGATCCGCAGCCTTCTCGCGATCTTCGGTCGATGCCAACTCCCAAGCCTCGTCATACTGCGCTTTTAGAACATTCAACCTATCTAACGACACGCCCTCTTTCTTAATCGCGAGCATGTAAGCCAGCCCTGCCACCAAGCAGTTCTGGAAGCGGAACGGAATGTCGATCACGTTCGTGCCGGTACCGGCGTCAAAAATACGCTTCAAGCGCCAGTAATAGAACACATAATACGGCTGCTGAGTCGTGCCCTGATCCGGCGCAGGCCACACATTAATCTGTGGATTCTTAGGTGTAGCCGCCTCAGACCCAACCTTTTGCCCCGACTGCCGGTTAATCCAGACCTGAATTGGGCGACCTTGCGCCAGCTTATTCGGAATGGTCGAGTAGGTCGAGACCGAGATACGGGTGATGTTCAAATCCGTCTG